ATCGCTACCAATGTCAAGAAGCTTGAGAAGCGTTATCCTGATGGTGCCTTTGATATATACTTCTCTGAAAACCGTGCTGATGATGACCGATGACTGCTAAATTTATTCTGTTTACCAAGGACTCCTGTGGTCCTTGTGGTCTGGTAAAGCGTTACTTCAACGCTCTCAAAGATGACCGCACTAAACTCATTGAAGAAGTCCACCTGGAAGACTTCAGTGATGAACCCATTCCCGAAGAGAACATTGCTCTTGCTAAAAAGTATGGCGTGACTGCTACTCCTGTTCTAATCATCGTTGATGAAGAGACAGAAGAACTGCTAGAGACCTACTCCAGCGGTATGCCTATCACCCAGAACATCCGTAAGTTGTGGACAAAGTACGGTGTATAGTTTCTGGATCCACCTAGTAGCATTTTTCCAAGTTGTCGTGATGAATTGTATTCAACCTGTCAACTGGAAGTATTGCTATCGGGTGGACCAGTGGTTGATCCCAGATCTTGTAGAAGGATATGAGATCTGGTCTGGCAAAAAAATTCCTTATTCGCATGAGAAAGACTATCTCAATAACCTCCCCTCTAAATAGTTAGACGGGAGGTTTTTTCATGTCAACAGCATCTGCAAATCCACCAGCAACTCAGGGTTCTACAGCATTATCTTGGTCTCAAATTACCAAGAGATATAATGATGTAATCGATGAGATTTTTACTAGGTGTAAGCATAAGCATCCTTTTGTTTTGCTTGCTAAGCATAGTGATTCAGACGATGGTGTATACATTTACTTCACTCAATTGTATTTGATGGTTCCTGAATGGGATGCTGAGAAAAAAAAGTGGAAAAAATTTAGGACTGAGCAATTTGATTTGGGTGGTGGAGGTATTGGCAGTGTTGCTAATCTCAAACAATATATCGAACAACGCACTGGTATTTCAGCAACAAATTTAGCAACCCCTGGAATTGCTGGTCCTGGAGCACCTCCATGGAATAAAGTACCAATCAAAGTTCAGTTTGGAACATCAAAATCTCCAACGCTTGCTAGAACTATTAATAGCAGTTGGATACTAAAAGATGGAACAATCTATGGTAACAGTAATCAAGGTCTAGGTGGTAAACCTCCTAAGGGAACTATTAGATCTGTCAAGTGGGGTAAGTTAGCATTTCTATCTGACGAACTTGGTATCAATTACACACTGAATTATCCAACCGCAACTGAAGATGGTGAGTCTGCTTTCATTTCAGACTTCAATAGTCAGTTGGAACAGATTGCTGGTGCTAATGGTGGTCGTGGACTTAACATGAAGATTGGCAATACTGTTTATACAAATGTTATTGGAGTAAACAAAGTTGCTGGCACAGGTAAAGCGGACCTAGTATTTGTTGCTCTTCAAAATAGACAACTGGTGGAAGTTTGTTGGGCATCGCATAAGAAAGGATCTCAAGCAAAAGACTTTGGACAGTGGGGTGGTATGACTCAGTTGTATAGAACTGATGCCACAGTCAAAGCATTTGTTGACTACATGAAAGAAATCGTCGGTATTGGAAACATCATTGATTTTACTAAGTTTGATTCTGGTATCACTATTGGCATGAGAATCAATGGAGGTAATCACGCTAACCTAAGAAAGTACGCTGTATATGGTCCTGGTCATGCTGGATCTTTTGGTAAAGAGAAATGTAATGTGGTTCTTCAGGGAGACCCTATCATCACCTATGGAAAGTCCCACTCCACTTTGTCCATGAGTGGACACTTGACAAACTTCCCCACTGAGATGACGGGACCCTTTGAACCCGTGCTAATGTGTATCAAGAAAGCATCAACAGCGAACATCTTGAAAGGTGAAGGACGTTCTGACATGGGAGTTCAAGGTGCTCGTTTCTCTGTCTTCCCGTATGGAGAGAAAACTCGTGTGACACACTGGGTAGAAAAAGATCGTGATGGCAACCTCTTCCTCTCAACACCTGTAGTCTAATGGCAGCTAATCTTCACCTAGAACACGCAGAAGACCTCATGCTCATGCTGGGGAAGAAAGGAGTCGATGAAGCTTTTGAGTACATTGACGATCTAACTCATACATTTTCTTCTGCTCCTAAAGGGAACCGAAAGATCACTACTAAATGGGATGGTTCTCCTGCTATCTTCTGTGGATATGATCCCGCTGATGGAGCATTCTTTGTTGGTAAGAAGAGTGTCTTCAATAAAACTCCTGGGATGTATAAGTCTGAAGCAGAGATCACGGGAGACACCAAAGCTGCTCCAGATCTCAAGAAAGCATACATGGCATTATGGAAAGGATTCAAACCACTGTATGATTCTGGTAAACTAAAAGATGTTATCCAAGGAGACTTTCTTTTTCATAAGAGCAGTAGACAACTGGTTCGGGATGTTCATGGTGAAAACTGCATCATGTTCAAACCTCAGTTGATTAGTTATTGTATTCCAGATCATGATGATCTCTATGACAAAGCTAAAAACTGCGATGCTTGTGTGGTAATTCACGCAAAGTATCCTGCCAATCCTAATGCTAAAACTATCCATGACTTGAATGTGAGTTTTGGATTTGATGCTTCGCATCTCTCCACTAAACAGATGTTGATCTTGACACCATACACATCTGAACTGGGTTCTAGTATGGTGCTTACGCCCACAGAAAAAAGAAATATTGAAAGATCTAAGCGAGCAGTCAATACCCTTCTTCCGAGATGCGCTAAGTTCTTGAATGCTATTGCTGCTAACTATGATGACTCTTGGGATCACGCATATTTTATCAAGCAGTATTTCAATGCTAGAGTAAGAGAAGGTCAAGTAGTTAATAGTGCTAGTAGATTTTTTACGGATTATTCTAATTATTATGAAGAAAAACTAAGAGCAAAGTACACTAGCCTAAAACAACCTCCAAAGATTGCTGAGTGGAAAGATAAGTTTTATAAGGGATATGAATTCCTTCAAAAAAATAAGAGAGAATTCATTGCTATGGTTGGGATATATAATAGTATCCAAAACATCAAAACCATCTTCATTCCTAAGTTTGAATCTGGTGAACGTTTCAAGACGTTTTACTATAATGAATCTGATGGAACTTATGAAGTTGGTAATCAAGAAGGATATGTCGTCGTTAGAGATTCATCAAGAGCGGTAAAAATCGTTCAACGCCTTGGTGGTTTCAGTGAAAGAAACTTTAACGAACAGAAGAAGTGGGCTAAGAAATGAAGAGAGTAGTAGTTGCTTGGGGGAGATTCAATCCCCCAACAATTGGTCACCAAAAGTTGATGGATATTACCAAGGCAACTGCTGGTCTGGATGATTTCTTTATCTATCCCACCCATTCTTTTGGTGGCAAAAAAGATGACAATGGATTCAAGTCAAATCCATTGCCTGCCGATAGAAAAAATTATTGGTTGAAAAAAATGTTTCCCCAGTATTCAACTAATGTTGTTTATGATACTAATATCAAAACAATTATTCAATTGTTTCAAAGGTATCAGGGTGAGTATGATGACATTGTTCTTGTGGCTGGAGATGATCAATTTGAAGGATACAAATCAATGGTTTCTAAGTATAATGGTGTAGAATATACATATAGAACTATTGAATTTGTAAATGCGGGAAAGAGAAATAAAGAGGCGGGAGGTGCTGAAGGCATGTCTGCTACTAAAATGAGATACGCTGCAGCAACAATGAATATTGGTGCCTTCAAGAAAGGTATGCCCAGTATACTTAGCGACAAAGATATAAAAGAACTAATGGGTGAAGTTGTAAAAGGATTGAAATGAAAGATTTTAAGAAACTACGAGAAGAAGCACTGCGTCAACAACAAAGACAGCATGAAGTTTTCAAAGAAGGTGATGCTGTTATGTCTTCACGCACAGGAGAGAAAGGACACATCCACAGGGTTGGTGGTAACTATGCCATTGTTATTTCTGAGGAAGGTCAGATGTTCCGTGAGTGGATCAAGAATATTAGATCTATAAATAATACGAGAAGAACCTCCTTATTAAACGATGAAATATCAGAAGCCAGTTAAT